AGAAATTCAAAAATACAGTAACTGATCCAAATTGGAAGGCGACTATTGGTAAACGTCGCAATAAAAAGCTATCTGAATTGCGTCTCGATCCAAATTGGATCAAAGATAATACCGTAATGTGCGAACACTGCGGAAAATTAACCGGCAAGGCCAACTATACTCGCTGGCACGGTGATAAATGTAAGGAGAAATGCCAATGAACACGTATGAGTATTATGCACAATTGCAGCGCAGGTTAAATGAAGCGACCTTGGACTCTGATGTAACAGCCGAATTCACTAAATCGACTATATTCGAGGCAGGAGCAAGGATATCTCACCTTGAAGACCTTGTATTAGACGAAGGTCCTGAGGGATTATACAGAGCAATAAAACTTCTACGTGCATTTGCCGAAGGCAGCGCACATACCCAAACTACTATTAAGTGGGATGGCGCCCCTGCAATTATATTTGGCAGAGATGAGAATGGACAGTTTATGCTTACCGACAAATCTGGCTTTGCAGCGAAAGGCTATGACGGTAAGGCCAAGTCCGCCAAAGACTTGCAGACAATGCTTACTAACAGGAGTCCAGCAATGGACCAGTCACGCCAGCAGTTCGTAGCTAACATGGGTGACATATTCGACGAGTACGAAAAAGCAACACCCAAAGATTTTAGAGGTTACCTCAGCGGTGATCTCATGTACTTCAACACACCAGGGCTTGAGGACCATGTCGGATACGTTTTCCAACCAAACGTAGTACGATACGAAGTACATAAAGATTCTAAGCTAGGTCAAGCAATTGGCCGCAGTAAGACAGGCATCACAATACACAAGTACCTAGGCGACCAGTTCAGCACAACCGAAGAAGCTATTAATAGCTTACAAGGTAATGAGGTACTTGCCATTCCGCCAGTTTATGTACAGAAGCCATCCAAAATTAACACAGCGCCAATTGATAAGTTGGAAGCATTTGCTAACCAACACGCCAATGAGATTAAAGCATTGTTTGACCCTGCCGGTCTTAAAGGCATTGCAAATATACATCAGCTGTTCTACAAGTATATAAATAATTCTGTCGATACCGGCCTTGAAAATCTAGGTAAGGACTTCTCACAGTGGCTGAACACAGAAAACCTCACTGATAATAAACGTGCCAATATTGCCGAATATTTAACAAAGCACAAGAAGGGTGTCAATGCATTGTGGACACTGATACGCGGCACAATGAAAGTTAAAGATGCGCTAGTAGATGATTTTGACCAACACGCCGTGGACGTACAGCAGAGCATTGGCGGGCAACCCGGCGGCGAAGGTTATGTAGTAAAAGATGCGCAAGGCGCGGTAAAACTAGTATCAAGGCACAAATTCACAGCCGCAAACCGCGCTTTACACAGATAAAATAGTAAAAATTTGTCAAGATTGATAAATAATTACAACAGTTAGATGAACGTAAGGTTTAAGCTAACAAAATAGATTAGGAGAATTAAAATGGCAGGCGTAACAAAAGTAAACGGTTTTACACAGAGCGATCAGTTTTTTGGTCGTACAATAGTAGGTGTCACTCTAGGCACATTAGCAGCAGCACCAGCTGACGTTAATAGCAAGCACGTTAAATGGCCTGAACTTGATGCAGCAGTTCAAGCAATTGAAACAATTTCAACAGTTTCTGTTGTTGGTGCATATGCAGCAGGCGCTACATCAATCAACTTAATCATTGAAGGCATTGATGCAGTTGGTGATAAGTATACGCTCGAAGCTGGTACACCAGCAACTATCTTTGAAAAGATAGAAGAGCTAATTGCTGACGTAACAGTTGGTTCAGCTACAGCAACAGTATTTGCTATCTAAGTAAACCGTTACACAGTAACAAAAAAGCCTCTTTCATTAGAGGCTTTTTTTATGGCCGCACTATCTACCTAGTTAAATACAGTATGCCACAGCACATTAAAATACATACAGACTTCGATATCACTAACACCGGAGTAACTCGCAATTACCGAGAAGGAATGCTTCCGCGTAAGGTCGCAGGTAACATTATAAATTCCGAGGCCGAATGGATAAAACTCAGACGCCAGCAAGCAAATTGGGAAACACTAATTCAGATTATTTCGTTGCGTACCCAGCCGTTGAATCTCCACACAACCACTAACAAGTCTGACTGGACACTTGAATTTGATGTTGACCAGGTTGATGTATTTAGAAAGAATGGAGACCCACTGGGCTTACTTAAAGAGGACATTGCGGATGTGCCACTATTAACAGGACTAGATGAACACATAGACTTAGAAATAGACAGCAATCCAAACGGTCCAGCAAACATCAGATTCGAGACTTATGAACTATAATGATGTTAGTAAGAAAATCCGTCGCATTGCTGACAAGGTACTAACACAGGATGATCTGGCGAAAGAAATCATCATACGCAAAGGTAACACATACGAAGCATTTGGCAAGTATACAATAGAAGAAACGGGTTTCGGATGGCAGGTAACAATAAAAGAATCGACTACACCATTAATCTTTAATACAGCTAAGGTATCGTTAGCTTGGTGCATAGCAGACAAAGTAGGCAGGCAAGAATTAGCATCAAACATTGTTTGGTTTGACGGAAGGGTTGCTGCAAAGCAATTTGATATTGATGTATTAACTTACACCCTCGACAATGGGGAAAACTTAGAGAATCGGACCATATTAGTTGCTAGATTAATGGAAGATATCAACAGCAGGCAGTATTACAAGAAACAATTGGCCAAATCTGTCGAAAGTGCTAAATACATAAAACTTAAAGGAACAAATAATGAACTTAACAGATTTAACAAAACCAGTGGACGCGGCAACAGTCGCTAAACAAATTAAGACCCAATTCGGGACTGATTACAACATAGATAAACTGAAGTTAAAAGAGTCAGTGAACTTGCTCAATGAAACTAATCGTTTAATCGTTGAGTTCAAACAAAATAAGAATCTTTATGAGAGCGAAAATAACGCCTCATACATGAAATTGATCATGGTGAATGAAGCCGCATTAAAACGTGCAAAAGAACTAGTCAATATCCAACCAATCCAGGAATCAGAAATGAAAAATAAACTATTTAACAAGGCGCTTAAGATTGCTGCAATGGGCGGCACCTTATCAGAAGCACAGCTTACAGCATTGCGCGTATCAGAACCAATGAAAGCAGTATTGCGTAACCAACCTATTGCAGAATCATTTATGCGTAAAATTGTCGAAAGCAAAAAAGCACTTTTAGAGAATGAAATCGGCCAGGCGCAGACAACAATTGCAGCCCAAGACATTGCAGACCAAATCCAATCAATGATTGAGAAGTTTGCAGATATTAAGTATAAAAACTTACCAGCACTGCATGACAGCATCCGCGATACACAAGGCGTAGATGCAGCTCAGACATTTAACACATCAGTATCAGCATCGCTTGACGAATTAACTTCATCACTTGAATCGGCTAAAGGCGATGTTAACAACGCAGTTGCCACGTTAACTGGTCAGGAAGTCGCACCTGGCGAAAATGATTTAGACCTTGACGCAATGGACGGCGAAGTTGATGACCTTGGCGATTTAGATGCAGAGCTTGATCTCGATGCAGAGCTTGATATGGACGGTGACGCAGACTTTGATGTAGACCTTGAAGCAGATGACGAAGAAATTGACTTAGGCAGAGAGCGTCGTTAAGATGGATAAAATACTAACCGAAGCTTACGATAAGCTAAAAGCAATTGAAGAAAGCGATGATCCGTTTTGTATTGGTGCAAAAGCTGATACAGCCAGCAACGGATATTCTGCAGTTAAAGAAGCCGATTTTGGCGCAGATGATTACGACGACGACGGCAGTACTCGACCTCCAGAAGCACAGGATGCAATAACAAAACCTGAATCGTATTCAATGAATACAGACCACGGTGATGAGTATTCGATTCACTTTGACGCAGACTTAGGGGAACCTCGTGGCTTCGTCGAAGTAAACGGTAATACCATCGCTTACTTTAAAGTAGGAAGTGGTGGCGCAATGCAAGCAAAGATCACCAACGCAGACGCATTGATGGATGTAATAACATCCGCACTAAAAGCAGCTAACGGTTCAGGACAATAACAATAACATGTCTGACAGGGTACTCAAAGAAGCATTCGACAAATTAAAAGCAATTGAAGAAAGCAACGATCCATTTTGTATTGGTGAAGCAGCAGAAAAAATTGCTTGTTTAAAATGCGATGGAGTCTCCACTGCCGCAGCATGGGAAAAGAATGGCGGCACCTGCCCAAAGTGTAACAACTCAACTCAGGGTGTAGCCGAATCAATTAACGAGTCCGATAGCAGCAATCCTATCCATGACAGAGCAATTGATTATTTAGATGATTTGCTTAATGCACTAAGTGAAGAAGACCAATATGGTCCGCGAGGCGATATGCTTCGTTATGCAATAAAACGACTACAAGAAGTAGGATTAGGAAGAGACTAATGTCAGACAAAATATTAAAAGAAGCGTTCGACCGCTTATCTAAAATTGAAAGTAGATCAGATATCGTTGAAGGTAGTGATGAAGCCATGGAAGGTATCGAGGTTCTAACCGACATCCAAGATAAGCTATTTGAAGTAATTGAAGAACTAAATGATGCGATTCGTGCATACGTGCCAAACAAATATTCATACTGGCAGTCATATGGATTAGCACAGTTAAAAATAGTTGCGGGTTCAGATGAATATGCAACACGCGATCAATCAATTAATAATTTAATTAAAGAGCTACAAGATAACGACGAAGAAGGCGACTATTAATAATGGATTATCCAGATATGCGACAACTAATAAACGTTGTTACTGAAGAGGAGTCTGCACACGAAGAACAGATTGCAGCCATCAGTCAGTTAATTGCCGATCGCACAGAAGACGAAAATTCTCCGTCGAAACTAAATACAGAAGCGTTTATTGGTTTGATTAATAAAATGGGTCTGCCAATGACAAAAGACACCCTCTTTGACCTTGTTGAAAAGGGTAAACTAAGCTCAATCATCAAAGACGCAAATCAAGACGAAGTTAATTTTAAAGGTCAGGCTGATATTAACCCAGGTGAAATGTCAGTGGACAAAGCAAAGAAAATTGTAGATGGCATGGCCAAACGCGCCGCAAAGAAAGGTATTATGAAATGAAAGAAACCGAGCAACTTAAGAAGCTAATGGAAGCATTAACAAATCGCAATGAACCAGTCACCGAAGTAAACACAAGTGACCCACGTGAATTTGGCGACCAGGGCGAAGACGGTGAATCAGCAGGGCAGTACGATTATCATTACAAATTTATGCGTGATGGCGACGGCGTCGGCGTTTCGATTGAAGCTGGCGGTCACCCGGTTATCATGTTAAGCCAGGACGACCTAGCCAGACTAGTTTGGGAATGGAACGACACTAAAAAGAGATTACAATGAAAGAAACAGAACAGCTTAAGAAGCCAATGGCAATCAACGAGCACGAAGGCAGATAATCTAAATCATTGACAAGTATAAGATATTTTGCTATACTTGTCAAATGATAACTCAACGATATAATTATAAAAAACTAAAGCGACAAAACGTGAACGGCAAAAGACATTACCTACTAGAAGGCTCTACAGAATATTCCCCGATGCCTTCGGTCACAACCGTCCTAGACAAAACCAAACCCCAAGAAGATAGAGACGCACTAGCACAGTGGAAGAAGAACGTGGGCGCCCAACGAGCTCAGGCCATCAGTACCGAGGCCGCGGGCCGCGGCACAAGGATGCACAAGTACCTAGAAAATTATTGTGTAACCGACGTACTCGACACCCCAGGCACTAATCCATACGCCAAGCAGGCAAACAAGATGGCCAGCATCATAGTCGACAAAAGTATGTCTGATTGGGACGAAATATGGGGCGTTGAAGTTCCGGTCTGTCACCCTAACATTTATGCAGGCACCACAGATATTGTTGGAATACATAGCGGTGACGAAGCTATCGGCGATTTCAAGCAAACAAATAAACCCAAGACGTTAGAACGTGTGCAGGATTATTTCCTCCAGCTTGCTGCATACGGCGAAGCCCACAATGCATTACACGGCACTAACATACGGAAAGGTATTATTATGATGTGTAGCAAAGACTTTGAGTACCAGGAGTTTATCATCGACCTTGAAGACTTTGATAACCACCGCAGGCTCTGGTGGAAGCGCGTAGAAGAATACTTTGAATCATAAATACATTAAATATTGAGGAGAAGGAAATGAATGAAGTTGACAGAATAAAGGCGCTCTCTGAGAGCATTAAACGCTTTGAATGCATTATTAAAGAACGTGGCGAACTTATTCGCGGAGTAAGCAAAATCTACTACGAAGAAGCCGGATATTAATAATGGCAATATTACAGTTGAGTCGCATAACAAATCGCAAGGGATTAAGTGAGAACCTGCCGCAGTTAGCAGGTGCTGAATTAGGCTGGGCGATTGATGACCAAAAATTATACATCGGCAACGGCACACTTGCTGATGGCGCACCATCCATTGGGAACACGGAACTATTAACAGAACATAGCGAACTAACTATTTACTTAGGTACGTATCAACGGCAACCGGGATTAGAAGCCGAGTTACTATTTGTAGATTCGGGGGATTCAATATTTGAAATTACTACAGCGGTTATACCAAACTCCTATCTAGGAGATTACAATATTACAACAGCCAATGCAGTTAAGCGTGGCACAATAACAGTTTCGTCTTTTAACGGCACAGTAACATACGATGATGAGTTTACTGAGACCGGCACAACTGGAATAACTCTTGATGCAGTAGCAACAGATTTTTCAAATTCGAAGATACAGTTCACCGCCGCGAACGATGCAACTATTAATTATTCGGTGTTGATACTAGGCTAATATGTGGACACAATCATTTGACGAGCTTCTTCTTGAGTGGGCGGCGCTTAGAGAGGAAGCATCAACCCTACCTCTAGAGGAAGCCTTAACACTGATACACGAATGGTGGAACAGAGCCCCAATCGTAAATACCACAGTCCATTTCACCGACCCGGACAATTGGCCACTTCCGTGGGATTTATTGTCACAATCTGGCTATTGTGATGTTGCAAAGTGTCTTGGGATATGCTATACTATCATACTTATAGAGCACAAGGATATAAAGTCTTTGCACATGGCGCAGACAGATAACTATACAGTAGTGCAAATTAACGAAGGTCAGTACACGTTAAACGATCAGCCAGATCAAATTACCGCAGACCAATCCGACCTTCGTATTAGGTTCTCTTTTGATTGCAAGGATCTAAAAAGCAAGATACAATAAGAATAATAAGAGGGATAAATGAGTGAGATTTTAGTCACTAAACGTAATGGTCGGGTTGAGCCCCTTAACATTGAAAAGCTTCACAAAGTCACAATGTGGGCTACAGAAGCAACAACAGGAACATCAGCAAGCGAAGTGGAAATAAAAAGCCACATCCAGTTTTACAACAAGATAAAAACATCAGATATACAGGAAACATTAATTAAGTCAGCTGCTGATTTGATTAGCGAAGATACTCCAAATTATCAGCATGTGGCAGGTCGCTTAATTGCATACCATCTTCGTAAAGGCGTATACGGTTCTTTTCAGCCATGGCATATTAAGAAATTGGTAGACCAAAATATTGAACTTGGCCTATATGATTCTGAACTGGCTTCTAATTATAACGATGAAGAATGGGATTATATTAATAATTTTATTAAGCACGACCGGGACGAAGCCCTCACTTATGCTGCAATGGAACAGATGCGCGGCAAGTATCTTGTACAAAACAGGGTAACTAAGAAAATATACGAAACACCTCAAATAGCGTATGCCTTGATTGCCGTTACCTTGTTCGCACATTATCCAAAAGAAGTTCGCCTACACTGGGCTAAAGAATATTACAATGCTATTAGCACACACGAGTTCAGTCTACCAACGCCAATCATGGCAGGTGTGCGTACATCACAACGCCAGTTCAGTTCGTGTGTTTTAATCGACAGCGACGATAGCCTGGACAGTATCAATGCAACCGCCTCGGCTATTGTTAAGTACGTATCGCAACGCGCAGGCATTGGAATTAACGTGGGCAAGATACGTGCCATTGGTAGCCCAATACGGGGCGGAG